TTACTGTGCTTGTTTTGTAATAGCGGCTAATACTTGCATAATGTCAGAAACAATGGCTGTGCTTTTATGTTTTTTATTGATATAAAGCCCGCTCTGAATTCTGATGTCTGGTATTTTTATCTTCTTTACACCCGGTGGCGAAAAAAACGAAGTGAGACATTCGGGTAATAACATCATTCCTTCTCCCGAACTTACTGAAATGAGAATAGAGGCCGTATCTCTGTCTGTTTCTATAATATCCACATGCGGTATAAAGCTTTTGATGCTATTTGAGATAATTCCTTTTAACTCATTGGAGAAAACATCCTTTCTGATAAGCAGGCTTACATTACGGATGCTGTTAAAGTTTTTTAGCGCTGTGACGTGAAGTGTTTCAGGCATAAGAAGGAAAATGGATTCATCACTGGCTTTATGAAAAATAAGATTATCAGTGTAAGCTATTTCTCTGAAGGATAAGATGCCTGCGTCGGGGTTAGTGTGAAGAGACTGGATATCGGCGCAGGAGACAGAGACGCGCCTGCAACACACAGGCTGGTTTGTTTTTTTTAGCCAGGATAAAATATGCTGATAAATGACCAGTGGGACACTAATGTCGCAAAGTAACTCAAATCGGGAGCATTTGGCTGAGATACTGAAGTCGTTTTCTATCGAATAGAGGAGGTCGTAAACAGGTTTGATTTTCTCATAAAGCGTAATCGCTAATTCTGTTGGTTCAAGGTAATTATATTTTCTGATAAATAATTTCCCTCCCATTTTTTCTTCCATTTCGTAGATTACGCGGGCGAGAGGTGAGCGTGTTACACACAGTTGCTCTGCCGCACTGTTGATGCATTTCGCTTCAAAACAAACAATAAAGTATTTTAATTTTTTTGATATTAACAAGTTCATCATTACCCCCGTTCAAAAGTTTCCTTCTTCAACAACATATTTGAAGATGATTGATGGGAAAATAATACCTTCCAGATCCCTCATATGTAGTAGCTGTCTGTCCGTGCTCCTGTGCAGGTCTCTCACAGGTAAGATACGCGATTAGCTATTATCCTTGGCTCAAAAATGGCTGACAGAATGCGCATTAATCGCACATTTCGGGATGGTAATAAGCAATGAGCGGCTCATGCTGATTCCGTCATTATTTTACCAGGCAAATTTTAGGGTGGCATACCAGAACATGATGTTGTTGTGCGTGTAATTTTTTATTTGATATTCGCTATTAGCAGGTACAGATAATAGCCGGTCTGTAGCAGGAGAGCAGTAAAATCAACCGCGGACATCTCTTTCTGACTGCCTGTAATGTTTCAGGGGAGCAGACATGAAATCACCGGTATGCGTCGGTATGCGACTGGCTATTTTTTGCCTAAAGAGAGGGGGTATTGACAGGAATGGGAAAGATAAATGCATCGGTCAGGAGACGACAGATATAAAAAGAGCAAGTCTCTCGACTTGCTCTTTGCCGGGGTAATGTGCCACTCACATTGCTGCGGACTGGCGCATTTAAATTTTGGTCGGCACGAGAGGATTTGAACCTCCGACCCCTGACACCCCATGACAACGATTTAAATCCCTTCAAACCTGCGTCGCACAAGGCTTAATGCCTCATTCCTATGTATATGCAAACAGTGCATTTTTTGCAAAATCCTCACTATATATATCAATCAGTTAACATCTTATTTTACCTTCCATTAAGATGCTGTTTTTATCTCGCCATGTGGTACGCAAACCCAGTCAATATGGTTCTCTGTGTAGATCTTCGTTGACTTCGCATCGCTGTGTGCCATACGGCCTTGTGGGTCAATTCCCTGTTTATTAAAGAGGAAAGCAGAAAGCGCCCTGATTTCATGAAAAGTGGGTCGCTGATCCTCGGGCAGGTTCGACCCAACGCCTACTTCGTCGCGCATTGCTGAAAACGAACGGCTGAGATAATCGGGAGCAACTTGTGTTGGATGCCGTACCTCTTTGCTTGTGGGATTGCTTCGCTTTAGCGGAAGACGATGCACTACATAAGGGCTGGCCACATTATCCCGGCTGCGCTCGATGATATCCCGCAGAACTGACCCGATCGGTATAGCCACGTGAGATGCTTCTTTATGTTGCACCTTCTGGCGGTGAATATAGAGCGTGCCGAAGATTTCCCCTTGTGGCTCTGGAAACCATACGCATCCACACACGCCTTCGCCTGGCTGTTTAATGGAATAACGGATGCGCGAGACTTCAAGCCTTGCATGCGTGGTTTGCATTGCCAGATCCATGGCTGTTTGCAGCCATAACGGCGCGGCGCGGTGTATTTTGTTGAAGTCATCCAGGGTGAGGCGGCGGCGAGTTTTCGAATCGACGCGACGCATTTTTTTGCGCTCGGCAGGGTTATCCATCATAAGCGACTCATCGACCGCATAGCTGAAGAGCTTTTTAAGAAAGCTTACTTTCCTGTTTTGCACGTTCGCTGATGCTTCGCTGTGGTATTTTTTGATGTAGCCGTTAACGTGCTCCAGATCGATATCGCAGGCGTAAATATCGGCGAAAAATTCTTTCACTCGCTCAATATCATTCAGCCAGACAGCCTTCGCATCTGTGCCTGGATTCTCATCGCGAATGGCTCTATCAAGTAGCGCTTGGGCGTGTTCCGCAAACGGTCTTGCTTCGCCATTAATGCCTCCGGACTCTCGAACCAGGCTTTCAATAGATGGCATCGATTCGGGCCGCATGCGGAGGTTATATTCGCGTGCAATAGCAATCGCGACAGCCCGATCGGTACCAATATTTTTTCTCTTTCCGGTAATGAGTTGAAACCGGTATTGCCCGGTTTCTTTGTCGAAATAGAGGTAGTCGGGAAAGTGTCTGTTTTCCCTTTTTCGTGGTCTGCCGGCCATCTTAATCCTCTTGAATTAGCCTGCGAACGCTTTCGCTGATCATCGATTCAACGCCCCATTGCTCGCCAGCGCATACCCAAACCATACCGTCTACGATGCGCCCGCGTAGCAGGCCGTTTTCAACCCAGCGTTTAATCGTTCTGTTATCTGGAACCGAGCCCGGAACAAACTCACGCTTCCCCCAGGCGCTCGCTTTCATTAACTTGGCCATGTGTTTTCTCCACTATTACCGGCTGCACCCGGTTCAAATCAGATGTCGTTGCTGTTGGCGGGAACCAACTTCTGCCATATCGCCGAGACGTATTTCACCTGGTGCTTCGCATCGGCCAGTGCGTTATGCAAATCGCCTTCAAACGGAATCTCATAACGCTGGTTAAAGCCAGCAGCGCGACCCATTTCAACAATTGTGCGCACGTCCCGATCGTTCCGGAACTGCCAGGGGCAATTAAAGCCGTGACGTTCGAATGTAGCCCTGATAATTACGTTGTCGAATGTCGCTCCGTTGCCCCATACCTGTAAGCTTTTCGGCTCGCAGTTATCTTCTATCAGCCTTATCAACCCGCCGAGAGCATTAGTGATATGCACCATGTTATCGCTGGTGATGGCTGAGCGGGCTTCCGCACTCTGCTTTAGCCACCATAAGATAGTGCCAGGGTCTGCTAATGCGTCACGCACCATTGAGGATTCCAAATCCACTACGGCATAGTATTCCGGCCCCATCACTCCAGTGGAGGGCTCAAAAAGCACAGCCCCGATCGCGATGATAGGTGCGGTGGGTTTGTTGCCCATCGTTTCAAGGTCAATCATTAAATGGTTCATCACCCCTCCTTGTCCGGCGCTGCGAGCATGGCGGCGCGGCGGTTTACCACTTCGATCAAAGCCTCTTCTGCTTCACCAAGACAATCAGCCATTCCTCGTCTGTCGCCGTCGAAGTCGTTAAAGTCGAGGCGAATCTTTGCCACATTTCGCAGTGCAGCGAGCACATCATCAGGCACAACCGGCGCGGGCGGGTAGTTCGCCAGCATCCAGGCGATTACATAATCGGCTTTGAAGCGCTCAACCGGGAAACCTTCGTTCAAGTCGCGGAAGTGGTAAACGACTTTATGCAGGTCAGGAACGCCAACAGTCTCCGCCCGCTCCCGCAGCGCCAGCTCGATACTCAGCAGCACGTACCCCGGCATCCAGTCGCTAACGTCAGCTACGTGAGTGACGGTGACGCTGATGAACTCGCCTGTGAACGACTCATCATCCCTATCCCACTCGCACAGGTCGAGAGTGTCACCGGCGCGGTAATCGCGGTCATTTTTCCGTAGCTCGGCGCGTTTAACTCCCGCACAAACAGCAGAGTAATGTTCAGGCCAAATTTTTAAATTGTGCGTAACAGGCTTTCTTATTTCGCTCACGATTTCACCTCCACATCAATCTCAAGTCCGTTTGGCACCTTAACTTCGATAATGTCGTTTTTGACGAAGTAGGACAGAGGCTCACTCTCTTCCTGAAGAAACAGCGTTGTGCGATCTCCGTGATAATTTACTTTCCTGACTCGATAGTACTCATCGAAAACAGAAAGAACGGTATTCGGGCCAATCTCATCAGCGCGGACCTTTTTTAGATGCCTTATCATCTCACTCGCCCCCTGCCTCAAGATTGATGCCCGCTGCGGTGGCCGACTCTTCGTGAGCGCGTTTTGCCCTGCTCATAATCGCCGCTAATGGCGCGTTTAAGCCGTCCAGGCGTATGGTGTTATGGATGGCGGCCAGGTCTTCACGCAGCTTTTTATGACTCGCCTCGAGCTCAACTACACGCTTCTCGGCGGCTTCCAGCGCTGCTATCAGGCAGAGAACAGTCTTTGGGCTTGCTTCAGCAATAAACGCTGCGTCGTCTTTCAGGCAATGCTGCGCAACTGCCTCACTACCAGCGCGAACCTCGTATCCGCGCGCTCCACTATGCGGCTTATACGCAGACCAGTCGACCCAGCGTACTTTCTCAGCCGCCGCTTTCAGTTTTGATGTGTTCATGCGGCACCCCCTTTACTCATCTGGTATTCAATCCATGTGTTTATCCAGCTGCACGCCTGCTCAGCCTCATCCGCGGACAGGTTGTCAAAAATCCGGTCTGTTATTTGGGCCGGCACCGCCAACTGCTCGCACTGCTTTGTCTTTTCGCGCAGCACAGCGATTAAGACGTCGAGCTGCCCGGCCATACGCTGAACAAGAGAAGCGGCTTCATGCATGCCGTTCTGCGTGCCCAAAAGCACCACCAGCTGGTGGCCTGATTTCACGAGCTCCTTCGTTTTTTCGTAATTCAATGCGTGTTCCTCCACTTAACTTTGCGCTGCACCGCGCTAAATTTTGGTTGCAGCAACCCAACCCATGCGAGATGGAGTAGGGCTGCATAAAAGGGTTATCGCTTGGCTTCGCCGCCCAGCACGGAAATCAGGTTTTCGGTAAGGGAGCTGAGCTCGCCGGTCATGAGAACGAAATCAGCGTCGAACCGCTGCGCAACGTCTTCGCGGTCGATATCATCGTTCTGTTCAAGGAGTTCGTCTGCAAACCTGAGTCGTTTAAGAACGCAAGAATCGTTCAGAGTAAAGTCGATGCGGCTCTGCCAGTTCAGCGCAAGCTCAGTAACTACCTTGCCGGCTTCCAGGTGGTTCAGTATCTCGTCGCTGGAAAGCTCCTGCTTTTTGAACCGGCCAATGCCGCCATCTTCCAGAATCGCTTTCAGCTCCGCTTCATTGCCCAGGGCAAAACTTGATGGTGCCCCGGATCCGCGCACCCACTCGGTGAGGGTAAGCTCTACAGGGGTTTCCATAGTTAGCGGTACCACCGGCAGGGAGCCCAGCGTTTTACGCAGCAGTGCCAGCGAGTCTTCTGCGCGGCGGGCACTGGATGTGTCAACCATTACCAGAGCGGCGCTGAGGTTTAACCAGATGCGGATCGTGCTGCTACGGGTAAAAGCTCGCGGCAGCAGGGAGTGAAGCACTTCATCGCGCAGCGAGTCCTTCTCTGTTTTTTTGAGGCGACGGCCCTGATCCGCTTCCAGCTTAGAAACCTTCTTGTTCAGCTCCTCAGCGATTACCGTATTAGGAAGAATTTTTTCTTCGCGACGAATAACGAGCAGCAGTTGGTCATTAACCAGATGGAAAAGCTGATCGGAATGCTGGCCCAGCGGTGGCACCCAGCCGGAGCGCGCCATATCCTGACTGCCACACGGCTTAAATCGGAAAGCCTCAAGTTGGCGCGCCAGCTCTTCAGTATTGCCGTCACGTATGATCACCAGGTCCCGGCGAAGACGGTAGATGATGAGGTTTTTGAAGAACGGGTTAAACATTGTTCTCTCCTTCAGAGGGAAGGCGGCCACCTGCACGGGCCGCCTGGTAGTTTCTCCACACAACACAGAAGAGCACCAGCGGTTAGGAAGCCGCCCGGGTGGATTGGGTTATGAACCCGTCGCCCGGCGATGCTCTTGTGTGTTGCGTAAAAAATTGCGGCGTCCTCGCGGAAAATAAAAAAGGCTCAGACGCCGCCAACTACTGCCTACTACCACGCTTGCTGCTTTTTTTGGTTGTGACACCAGGGCGCTACCCCTGCTTATTTCCTGCCGCTCTGTTTTGGTCTTGGCCGCCAGTAGTTGCGGCTCAGCCGATTTACAGGTCTTTGCGTCGGCCGGCGCTGCAGTTCGCTTGAACACATCACAACGGAGAGAGCACTGCCGGTGTCCGAATCGAACGGACCTTTTCCCTGCCCAACCCTCCCAACTGAATGGGACTGTCTGGAATCGAACCAGCTCTTATGCCTTGCTCGGCAGTGCTCTTTCCGTTGTGCGCCTGTCTTTTCACCACATCAGGCTCGGTGGATCCTGCTATTCCCCAACAACAAGGATTCGGTTAATCTGAAATCCCCAACACATTGATAGTGATAACTCATGAAGCGCTCAGATGTTTTAACCCAGTGCCTGATTAATACCGGCTGCGGACTTTCAGAAGCTGATATCCGACACGGCATTCGGACTACCTTCGCCGAAGAGTACCCAGATAAAAATTACGATTCCTGGGACATTGAAATCAGCGATCAGACCGCAAATCACATCATTAAAACCGTAGGTCGAGCCATGTGGATAAAGGTCGATCTATTTATCCAGGACCTCTGGGACGCCTACTGATTCCAAAGGGACAGAGCCAATCCCTCTAAATCCGGTAGCCAGAGTGCGACCACTTTTGTTGGCTTCAGACTCCAGCGAAGTTTTATCTTTCTCCATCGCCTCAACCACACCACCCATAAACATCAGGTAATCGGCTGTTACCGCTGATTCTGTGTTTAAGGTCTGCGTCAGAGCCCCGTTAACAAAAAGCTCAATCCTGTTTCCTGCGTGAGCATTAGGCCCGGCCTCTAACGCGCTAAATTCCTCACGCGGTAGGTTGAACGTCTTGAAAACCTTTTCTTTGTCAAATTGCATACTGAACCTCGAGTGGCTACTTCGTGGGCGTCCCGCCTGTTTGCTATTGATGGATTTAATGTAGGATATCTTACCTTGCGGTGTCAATATTAAAAGTAGGAAAACTTACATTCAGGGGTGATAAAAAGCCGCAGAACGCGGCTTAGTACGAAAGGGTTAGAGATCTGTGACAACCTGCTTTACGACGCCCACTAATCTGCAGTTGCCGTTGACTTCAAGAACTCGGTAATTAGGATTGAGTGGAACGAGATACTTAAGCGGGCCATCAATAACAAACTTTTTCAATGTTGCTTCCGTAGATCCGTCAATCCTTGCCACGACTATCCGTCCATTTACTTCGTAAGGGCTGCCGTAGTCTGGGTCAACAATGACAAGAGAACCCTCTGGAATGCTGGGGGCTCCATTCGGATTAGTCATTGAGTCACCACGAACGCGTAATGCAAAGCCTTCATCAGAAATGCTAGCCGTAGTGAATATCCATTCGTGGATATCATCTTGCGTTATAGACATCCCGGACTCAGTCCACTCACCAGCTTGCACCCAAGACAAGACAGGGATCTGCTTAACTCCAAATTTATCTGTTGGCCGCATGGCTGGGGCGTCACTTTCCGGATCTCCAGCACCATCAATAAGCCATTGCGGATTGCATTTTAAAGCAGCGGCAAGCGCCTGAAGGTTTGAGCCGCCAGGTGCATAATCACCAGATTCCCATCCAGTTACTGTTACTCGATTAACGCCGACAAGCTTCCCTAAAACAGCCTGAGTTAACTTCAGCTCTTTTCGGCGCGTACGGATGCGATCATTCATTTTCATGTAGGCAATCCTACCACCTTTTGAGGTAGGAGTCCTTGACCTCCATATGTAAGATATCCTACTATCTCAGTGTTCCCAATAACTACGTGAGAGGGCTGTATGAACAAAGATGAAGTGCTTTCCTACTTTGGTGGTGTAAGCAATTTGGCAAGGATTTTAGGTATTTCTCACGCATCTGTTTCTGGCTGGGGAAACGTCATTCCTAAAGGTCGCGCTTTTGAAATCCAGACCATAACGAAAGGCGCGTTAAAAGTTGAACCCGCCCTTTACTCAAAGCCTAACGAGACGGTGGCGTAATAGTAACCACAGCAAGAAGGAGTTAACCGTGGATAAGAAACACTGGCAAGTCGAGAAACAGCCTGCATGGCTGGTGGCAGCCATTAAGAAAACAATCTCATGCCTGCCGGGTGGTTATGCCGAAGCGGCTGAATGGTTGGGTGTAACCGAGAATGCATTATTCAATCGGCTGCGCACCGACGGCGATCAGATCTTCCCGATGGGCTGGGCGATGGTTCTCCAGCAGGCCAGCGATAGTAAACACATCGCCGACGCCGTTTCACGCCAGTCGAACAGCGTGAACGTACCGCTGGTGGATATCGAGGATGTGGATAACGCCGACATCAATCAGCGCCTGATGGAAACCTTCGAGTGGATCAGCGAGCACTCGCGTTTCGTTAGACAGGCTACAGCTGATGGAGTGATTGATCAGGCAGAACGGGCTCAAATCGAAGAGAACAGCTATCAGGTAATGGCGAAGTGGCAGGAGCATTTAACGCTGCTGTATCGCGTTTTCTGTGCGCCGGAAAAGAGTGACGCCCGCGAGTGTGCAGCTCCGGGCGCCTTGGCGTGTCGTATTCGTGGAGAAACTAACGCATGAACAGTTTAACGGTAAATAACCGCTTACCGCAACTTCGGGCTATTCCTGTGCAGGGCACCCCGTCGTTTCGGTATGAGCGCATGGTATCAGGCCGCTGGGTTCCATGTAACCACAGTCGCGCACGTCTCATCGTGGGGGCATTCAACCGTAAAGCGAAGAGCCTCGTATGCAAGAGCTCAACAGACGATACCGCGACTGGCGGGGAACTGAAGTCCACGTCACGGGTTACGACCCAGAAAAACGACAGGTTATCTTCCGGCGCGCGGGTTACCCGCACGACTGCATGCAGCCTGTTGAGCGGTTCCGCGAGAAGTTCAAAAGGGTGGATGCATGAGCGTTAAGCTATCAGCGTACGTGTGGGATGGCTGCGCGAGTGCCGGAATCAAAGGCACGAAGCTGCTGATCCTGGCGCGCCTGGCTGATTTCTCCAGCGATGAAGGTATCAGCTGGCCCAGCGTCGACACCATCGCGCGCCAGATTGGCGCCGGTCGCAGCACCGTAATTACCGCAGTTGGTGAGCTTGAGCGTGACGGATGGCTGACCCGCAAAGAACGCCGTCAGGGCCAGCGCAGTGGTACCAACATCTACACGCTGAACGTGCCGCGCCTGCGCCAGGCGGCTGCCGGTGCTTATTCTCAGGGTCCAGTTTCTGAACATTCAGAATCTGGACGTTCAGAATCCGAAGGTTCAGAAGCTGGACGTCCAGAATCTGAACGTCCGGAAAACCACAAAAACAGCGCTTCTCAGGGTCCAGAATCTGGACACGATCCGTCAGTAAATTCAAAACAAGAACCATCAGATAAAAAACCTTCTTGTCAGGTTGCCGGGCAACCCGACGCTGAGCAGCTGATCACCGATAAAGCGATTGCTGTGCTGAAGCACCTGAATCTGGTCACCGGCGCGCGTTACCAGAACTCGAAATCCTCACTGGAGAACATCCGGGCCCGGCTGCGCGAAGGGCATTCGGTGGACGACCTGCAGCTCGTTGTCGACTACAAGCACGAGCACTGGCACGACACCGAAATGTACGACTACATGCGCCCGCAGACGCTGTTCGTCCCGAGCAAGCTTGATGGCTACCTGCTGAGCGCCACCCGCTGGAAAGAGCGCGGACGCCCGTCCCGCCAGCAGTGGAAGCAGCGCAGTGTGCAGCGTGACGACAGCGCATTTAAAGCCAGCTATGCCGGTGTTGATTACAGCCAGGTCCCGGAGGGATTCAGATCATGAAAAACGAGAAGCTGAAACACGAAGTTTTCGAAGAGCTGGCCTGCCAGCTGGAAAGACAGCATCTGTGGCGCCGCGCCGCGCATGTTTACCTTGCTGCATTCGATGCTTCGAAGAGTAACCGGGACCGCGAACGGCTGGCGAAGAAGCGCACCCAGTGCCTGAAGATGAGCAACCGCGTTGGTTACGTGGAAGGCCGTTGTTATCTGGCCGGTAACTATGTGGGGGAACAGTGATGCACCCGTTGAATGCTTACAGCCAGGAGCTGGCAGCGCTGCGCAGCAAACCGGCTCACGAACTAAAGGAAGTCAGGGATCAGTGGCGCACGCCGGACAATATTTTCTGGGGCATCAACGCCATGTTCGGCCCGCTCGTACTGGACCTGTTCTCTGATGGCGAGAACGCCAAATGCGAGGCGTATTACACCGCGGAAGATAACGCGCTGACGCAGGACTGGTCGGCGCGTCTGGCCGAACTCAACGGCGCCGCTTTCGGCAACCCGCCGTACAGCCGCGCGTCCCGGCATGACGGAGATTACATCACCGGCATGCGCTACATCATGCAGCACGCCAGTGCGATGCGGGAAAAAGGCGGGCGCTACGTATTCCTGATTAAGGCGGCCACCAGCGAGGTCTGGTGGCCGGCGGATGCAGATCACATCGCCTTTATCCGTGGCCGTATCGGTTTCGATCTTCCGTCATGGTTCGTCCCTAAAGATGAAAAGCAGATCCCGTCCGGCGCGTTTTTTGCGGGTGCCATTGTGGTATTCGATAAGACCTGGCGCGGCCCGACTATGAGCTACATCAGCCGCAACGAGCTGGAAGCGCGCGGCGATGCTTTTCTTGCTCAGATTCGTCGCGAAGCGGAACGCCTGATTCCTGTAACGCCCCTTCCCGCAGTGCCGGAAGAGCTACCTGAAAAATGGCCCGCTGAAGTAACGGTGATTTTTAGCCAAATAACTGGAACAAAAGGGTTAACAGAGAGCATCCAGCGCAAGGTGAAGTACCACATAAACCGCATGTGGCTCGAAAGAATGCCGATGCCGGAAATTTTAAAAGCCGCCAGTGAAATGGCCTCAGTAATGGAGAAAGCAGCGTGAAAGAAATCATCGTGGATAATTTTGCTGGTGGCGGCGGTGCGAGCACAGGTATTGAAATGGCGATCGGCCGTAGCGTGGATATTGCTATCAATCACGACGTAAACGCCATCGCTATGCACACCACAAATCACCCTGAAACGCTGCATTACTGCGAAAGCGTATTCGATGTTGATCCGGTAGCGGCAACCGCAGGCCGCCCGGTTGGCCTGGCGTGGTTCTCACCTGACTGTCGGCATTTTTCGAAAGCGAAGGGCGCTAAACCCGTTGAGAAGGCGATACGCGGACTTGCATGGATCGTAATTCGGTGGGCGCTGGCGGTGCGGCCGCGCGTCATGATGCTTGAGAATGTGGAGGAATTTAAAACGTGGGGGCCGCTTCTCAAAGCCGGGATGTACCCTGATCCGGCGCGCGCCGGTGAAACGTTCGAAGCGTTCTGTGGAATGCTGTCCGGCGGAATTTCGCCGGATCATCCGGCGCTGATGGAGTGCTGTGAGTTTCTGGGGATTTCTGCCCAGGGTGGACTGGCTCAGCAACTGGTCGCCGGTCTGGGTTATGCCGTTGATCACCGTGAGCTACGCGCGTGCGACTTCGGGGCGCCTACCATTCGTAAAAGGTTCTTTATGGTCATGCGCTGTGACGGTGTTGCGGTGAGCTGGCCGGAACCAACTCACGGCGATCCTAAAACCCCGGCTGTGCAGAGCGGGAAATTACAACCGTGGCGCACGGCGGCGGAATGCATCGACTGGTCGCTGGAATGCACGTCTATTTTTGAACGCAAAAAGCCTCTTGCAGAGAATACGCTTAAACGAATTGCGCGTGGTATCCAGCGGTTCGTCATCGATAGCGCATCTCCTTTCATCGTGAAGTGCAATCACACCACTACAAAGAGCAAATACGACTGTTTTCGCGGCCAGGCGTTGGGTGAGCCGCTGCAAACCATTACCAAAACGCACGGCTATGCGGTCGCAATACCCCACCTGACTAAATTCCGCACCGGCGCAACTGGGCAGGAAGTCAGTGAACCAGCTCCAACAGTTACGGCAGGAACGTCAGCGCGGCCGGGCGGTAACGGTCATGCGCTTGGGCTGGTTGAGGCTATGTTGACCCCTTTCATGGCTGGTAACGGGGGATCAGAATACCAGGCAAAGCCGCGTTCTCTGGAAAAGCCTGCTCACACAATCCTCAAAGAGTCCCGCGCCTGTGTTGTAGCGCCAGTTATTGCCAGACAGTTCGGAAACAGTATCGGTCACCGCGCTGACGAGCCGAGCGCTACGATCACCGCTGGCGGCGGCGGTAAATCCCAGCTTGTGACTTCAACGCTGATCCAGATGGGGTATGGCGAAAGGGAGGGCCAGGCTCCTCGTATTCTCCAGCTCGGAAAACCTTTGGGTACGGTCACGGCCGGTGGCAATAAATTTGGGCTCGTCGCGGCGAACCTGGTTAAACATTTCGGTGGAAATTACACAGGGCCGGGCGCTGCAATGGACGCGCCGGCGCACACAGTCACAACCACCGATCACCACGGGCTGGTTACTTCACATCTGGTTATGCTGCGTGGTGCCTGCCGCGACGGCCGTGTCATTGATGCTCCAGCACCGGGCTTAACTGCTGGTGGCCTTCATGTTGGCGAAGTCGAAACTCAACTCGCGGTTGATCATTACGACGAAGAGCGCGCTCAGCAGGCTCTCGAGTTCCTGCGGCAATACTGCGGCGAAAACTGCGACGGGCTGGTTACGGTCGGTGGCGTGGTTTATCGCATCGTTGATATCGGCATGCGCATGCTACAACCGCATGAGCTTTATCGCGCACAGGGATTCCCGGAGTGGTACATCATCGACCAGGACTACAGCGGTAAGAAGTACGCGAAGGATAAGCAGGTAGCACGCTGCGGTAACGCGGTACCGCCACCGTTTGCTGAGGCACTGGTCCGTGCGAATCTCCCGGAGATGTGTGAAGCGAAGCAGGAGGTAGCCGCGTGATCATTGAAACGAAAAAAACATCCCTGCTTACCAGTCGCCAGCAGGAGGTGCTGAATATGCTCGCGGATTTCCAGAGACGAAACGGTTACCCGCCGACACAGAAAGAAGTGGCCCAGCTTATGGGGGCCGCTTCACCCAACGCTGCGACCGATATGCTGCGTAAGCTGGAGAAGAAAGGCGCCATATCTTTATCAAAAGGCGTCGCCCGCGGCATCACCATCAACGGCATTGCCAAAGAAGATGAAGCGGTTTCTCTGCTGCGTGCGATGGTAGAAGGTGAAGCCAAATCGCGCGATCGCGCGGTGGCTTTCCTGAGAGCGCGGGGTGCCATTGCATGAAGCTGACCCTGCCTTTTCCCCCGAGCGTTAACAGCTACTGGCGCGCCCCGACTAAGGGGCCGCTAAAAGGCCGTCACCTTGTCAGCGCCGACGGGCGCAAATATCAGAGCAATGCCGCAGCTGCCGTTGTTGAGCAACTGCGGCGCATACCCAGGCCTGTCACCAGCCTGCTGGCGGTGGAGGTGGTGCTTTACCCGCCTGACCGGAAACGCCGCGATCTGGATAACTACCTAAAGGCACTTTTCGATGCGCTGACGCTGGCTCATGTCTGGGAGGACGACAGCCAGGTGAAAAAGATGCTGGTGGAATGGGGTCCGGTAACCAGCAAAGGGAAGGTAGAAATCACGATCAGTAACTTTGTGGCGGGTGCAGCCGCCTGACAGATGGAGAAACGTATGAACCAGACAAACCCGATTTCAGTTTGCCCAAAGCATCATGCGGCGCTGGCAGGTCAGGAGCTTTTTATGTCCAGCCGGGAAATAGCCTCGCTTGTAGGTTCACGTCATACCGACGTGTGCACCGCCATTGAGCGGTTAATAAAGAAAAGCGTCATTGAAGGGTATACGGCACTGCCGTACACCCACCCGCAGAACAGGCAGGAATACCATCACTACCTGGTTAACAAGCGTGACAGCTATGTCATCGTGGCGCAGCTATGCCCGGAGTTTACCGCGCGTCTGGTTGATCGCTGGCAGGAACTGGAAAGCGGGCAGCAGATGAGCGTGCCGCGGTCGCTACCGGAGGCACTGCGCCTTGCTGCGGATCTGGCCGAACAAAAGGAAAGGCTGGCACAGGAACTCGCCGCCGCGGCGCCAAAGGTGGAGTTTGTGGATCGCTACTGCTCCGCCAGCGGTTCGCTCTCATTCCGTCAGGTGGCAAAGCTGTTAAAAGCCAAAGAGACGGATTTCCGCCTGTTCCTGATCGACAACGAGATTATGTACCGCCTCGGCGGGGTGCTGACGCCGCGCCACCAGCATATTGATGCCGGACGGTTCGAGGTGAAAACGGGCACCTCCACGACATCCAACCACGCGTTCAGCCAGGCGCGTTTCACAGCGAAGGGTGTTAAGTGGATAGGTGGGCTGTGGGCTGAGCATGTAGCGAAGGGAAACGCAGCGTGAGAGCTCTGTTAACACCGGAAATAGCGCGCGGAATGGGTATCGTGCTGCTTCGCCCCGGCCCGGAACTGATGCCCATATTTGCAAACGGGCGCGTGCTGGTGGAGGTGCAGCCAGAAAGCATGGCACGGTTCCCGAGCGGCGCGGTGCCGCCGGCACACCAGCCGCTGGCTGATGACGAAGGACTGCAGGTCTTCTTTACTGATGAGCGGGTGATCCGGACTGCTGGTGGCATCAATGCACTGGAGCACTGGCTGATGAAGCAGCAGGGCGGCTGCCAGTGGCCGCACAGTGAGTACCATCACCATGAGCTGACCACGATGCGGCATGAGCCCGGCGCGCTGCGTCTGTGCTGGCACTGTGATAATCAGCTGGCCGAACATTTTACTGAGCGCCTGTCAGCAATTGCCCGTTCCAATGTGATAGCCTGGATTATCAGCGTCGCGCGCGGTGCCCTCGCCTTTGACGATACCCACGAGCTGACTCTGCCGGAGTTGTGCTGGTGGGCTGTCAGGATGGATATCACAGATGCGCTGCCGGACAGTGTGGCGCGCCGCGCGCTGCGCCTTCCGCCTTTGCCAGTGCAGGGCGTGTCGCGTGAAAGCGATATTGTGCCGGGGCCATCGGCGGCTGAAATGGTGCAGACGAAAGCGCAGCGTGCTTGCGCCGTGAAGACGCGGATGAACTGCGACAAGCCGCAGGAGCAACAGACACAGGTGGTTGCGCTGACAATCGACCCTGAGTCGCCTGAAAATTACATGCTGCGGCCAAAGCGGCGGCGCTGGGAAAACGAGAAATACACCCGCTGGGTTAAGCAGCAGCCCTGCGCATGCTGCAACCAGCGGGCAGACGATCCCCACCACCTGATCGGCCACGGGCAGGGCGGGATGGGTACCAAAGCCCATGACCTTTTCGTGTTGCCTTTGTGCAGAAGGCATCACGACGAGCTTCATCGGGACACCGTGGCATTCGAAGAAAAATATGGCTCACAGCTGGAGCTGATTTTTCGTTTTTTAGACCGCGTGCTCGCGATCGGTGTAATAGCATGAACAGTGGAGAAATATAATGCGGGATATGTATGAACTCATGGAACGCTGGGGCGCTTGGGCTGCATCAAGTAATAGTGGAGTGGACTGGCAGCCCATTGCTGCAGGCTTTAAGGGGTTATTGCCCTATGGTAAGAGCTCTCGTTTGCAATGCAATGATGATGAGGGGATTATGATCGATGGTTGCGTAGCACGTTTGCGGAAACATCAACCTAAAGAGTATGAAATAATAATTGCCCACTTTATTGTTGGTATTTCACTTAGGACAATAGCTAAAAAAAGAAAGTGTTCAGACGGCACTATACGAAAAGAATTAGAAAGAGCTCTTGGGTTTATATATGGCGTGAAATTAATGCTTGCAAGTTAATTGCATGAATAAAGGCCAGGTTATAACTGGCCTTTATTATCTTGGTCATTAGGTTTGTTTTCTGAGGGGATGTTTAGTTGTGCTTTTTCTTCATGCATTTTATCAATCATGAAAAACATCCCTAAAGCTGTAGTTGATAATATATTGCAAACAAAATAAAGGTATATAAATAAGCAAATTGTTTTAAACAATTCAACTTTCGCAAGCGCTAATTGTTTTAT